TATTGGTCTAGAGCTGAGTAAGCATCTAGGTCAATGACCTTCTTAGTTCTTGCCATAAGATAAGTGTTACTTACCTAACATCTCAATGATTGTATCGACACGCGTTTCAAGGCGATTGACTTGATCCTTAATAGATGAGCCGCCATTAGGCTTAAGCTCTGTGAGGTAATGCTTAATCATGAATTGCGTGTATGAAGCCATACCACCAAGAACAGCGATAACACCCACAGCCCAAGCAGCAAGGTCTACCGCGCTCATTTCTTAGGCGTGGCGTATCCAAATACACCTGCGACAAGTGAACCAAGAATTGCTCGGTAGTCCAGAGCAAAGTTAGAGGTTGTGCCCCATACTGCTAGGAACGCTCCTACTGACATTACATAAGGGTTCTTCATGTTCATGCTGTGCCGCCTATCATTGGGATATTAAAGAACGAGCCATCTGCATCGCCCTTTTTAGTGAAAGAAACATGGCAATGATGGTTGTGCGGATTGCTTCCAGAATATTTTCTCCAGCTAAAGCCCATGCGAGACGATGCGATGCGACCGTTGAAGATGACGTAAGCAATGCGCTTATCAGTTCTTGCTGCGAGTCGAATCTGGTCTGCAAGGTCAGGCATGAGGTCTGGCTTGGCTTTACCAGATAAATCCCTGTCAATGTCAATGGCTCTGACGATACCTTCTGCATCAGGATTGTGGTCAGAAGGACGTGCTTGATGACGAGTGTCGCCAATCCAGCCGTCTGAGGTGCGATCTCTATCTGGGTAACTATCATCGACCTGAAGTCTTAACTGTTGTCCAGCTTTACAGAGTATAGGCTTCACGTTCAGCCTCGCACTCTGCGCAGTTCCAACGCTTCTGAGCATTGAGTAGTAATGATTCATGGCCACAGTTAGGCATTGGAGCTATAAACGCGTCATCTATTGGATCGTATGTATAACCAACACCTGCGTAGTTATAACGAATCGTTCCGTTGTATGAAGTACGAACGCACTTCTGTCCTCTAAATTCTTTGTACCATTCTTCAGGTGTTAAACCATCGATTGTCTCGGTCTCGTCTTTTCCAACAATAACTTCTGTAACGATATTAGAATCGTCAAGGAACGCATAATGAGCCATTAGATTGTCACCGTTCCTGTTCCTGCTGTGAACTTGTAAATTGTATTTCCACCAGAAGTTGTCTTTGTATAAGTAAGACCGCCACCAATAGAAGTCAAATCTGCAAAGGTAGAAGGATAAGCAATAATTACAACACCTGAACCACCATTACCACCGCTACCGTCTCCCACGCGAGAAGAACCGCCACCGCCACCGCCTAAATTAGTTGTTCCGTTATTTCCTGTTGATCCACCCGCGCCGCCACCAAAAGAAGCACTGCCATCTGAGCCGCCTGCTGAACCACCACCACCGCCGCCTGCATAACCAATACTTGCTCCTGAAGCAGAATTATTTTTACCTATACCGCCAGTACCTCCGTTACCACTAGCAGCTGCAACACCAGCTCCACCCGCGCCGCCACCGCCACCGCCTGCTCCTGTAACAGCGTCACCACCGCCGCCTGCTGAACCAAAACCTTTTCCAGAATAACTATTTTGTGTACTCGTTCCGCCAGTTCCAGCTCCAGCATATTCTGAGCCGCCGCCGCCTGAACCACCATTGCCGCCATTTTTTTCTGATGGGGTTCCTGAATTCCAACCACCGCCAAAACCGCCTGCTGTAGCTGTATAACCCGAACAAACAGAATCATTTCCAACAGAACCTTTACCTCGAGAAGCAGCACCAGCTCCACCCGCGCCTACAGTTACAGTAAATGAACCAGATAAAGCATAAGCATTATCCTCAACAAAACCGCCACCGCCTGCTCCCGCGCCGCCAAAACGTCCACCACCACCGCCGCCTGCTACGACTAAAGTATTAAATGAAGTAGCTGGTGCTGGCGGTGCTGAAACTCCAAAGAGTCCTACTGTAATTGCGCCAATCATTATGCAATTGCTCCAGCGACATACCACACGTCTGTTGCAGTCTTAATGCAAACTGCTGTCTTGTATTGAGCCAAAGTTGGAGAAGCTGCAACTGCACCAGCTGAGAGAACTGTTGTAGTGCCAGAGGTAACAGCAGAGATTGTGCAAGTTCCTGCGCCTTTGTTAAGAATAGTAATGGCTGTGCCTACTGGGAACGCTACTGAGGCATTGGTAGGAATCTTAAAGGCTATTGCTGTTGCCTTGTTCATAGGGACTAGGACTTGGTACGCGTCGGCTAAGACGGTTGTGTAGTCGGTTGTGGCGTCAGCGTTGATCGTAAAAGTTACGAGCGAGTTAACTGTCGCGGCGGTAAGAATATCGCCTGTCGCTGCTGGTAGTCCTGATGTCATTATATCTCCTAGTAACCTAACGTGTTAGTGCCGATTATACCGTAATACGAGCTTCCAACCACGAAATTATCGGCTATAGGTTCGAGAGTTGTAATTGTGCACATCATCTTGCTTGGGCTGATATCCCACTTGACGCCCTGATATTGTAGGTTCTTGACAATAGTCGAGCCGTCTGGCTGGACGTTAGTAATCAAAAGATTATCAAAGAAATCCAACCCAATCATCGTGTCGGTTGGTACTGCTGTATCGAGCAAGTCCACAACCATCTCGTCAATACGGATATCGGTTGCTTGTCTGGTAGCGACATATTCCAGAGCAATGTTATTGACGATGGTATCTGTCTCAGCTACCAGGTCGGTCTGGGTAATGCTGTGAGGGAAGTATTTATCTATCGAACCTTGGTTTGATGCTACCTGTGTTGATCCACCGACTCGAGCGAAAGTTGCTTGGTTGATGATGAGTTTGTCATCGAAGGAGAACTTGAGGTTACGGTAGGGAATCCCGCCAGTCTGATTAAAGGCTACCGGAGTTTTGGATAGCGAGTTCATAACGTCTGTACGGTTCTTAAATATGGCTGTGCCAGCGCCGTTCATGTAGAACGCGCCTGTCTCTGAGAAGGCTGCGTTAAGGAGCGCTGCGAGGCTTGTACGGCTTGTAGCGGGGTCTACAACGCAAGTGTTAAGCCCTGTAGAAGTTGTGCGCATTGAAGAAGGGAACGAGACTTGATTAAGGATAGAATTCCATCGAGCAGAGGTGGTCTGCCCTGCTGTGCCGCCTGAGACGGTAGTAATGTTAGCCATTTGGAAAAGGCGGAATCCGTCTGAGCATGATATATCGACGAAACCTGTGTCCTGATTGACTGGATAGGTGTACTTGTAATCTGTGATGTAGCCAGAGAATAGATATTTCTGAGTAGTCGCCGTGGTAGCAGATACTCGAATCTTACGAAGCGGAGCAAGATATCCGTAATACGGAGAAGCTGTGTTCTGTGGGTTAAAGTACGAAAGTGGGTCTAGGACTCGGACAATACATGTGCCAGCCTCGTACTGATCGCGTTGGATATTGCGACCGCGAGTAATCGAAATCTGATAGACGTTAGGAGTAAGGTCAATGATTGGCTCTGGAAGCGTAGAAGTACCAAGGGTGTTAGTGCCAAGAATTCCGTACTTGCTATCGCCGATGATAAAGCCGTTGTAACCAAAGGTTGCCCCAGCTGAGTAATCGAAGGAGACGGCTATCTGTGCTGGTAGCGCCATTAGCCGAACATTCCAGCGATGCGACCAATCTGGCTAGGAGCGCCCGAAAGACTGTTGGATTGCAGACCTTTTTGAATAGCATCTATGAGTTCTTGCTCGGTCACTACGCTGCCTTGGACATATACCTGCACGTTAGAGCCAGTTACAGATTGGGTTGACACGAAACCAGAGGTTGATTGCATGCCGTATGAACCGTTGCCTAATGTTGTTGAGGCTTGGCTGGCTACTGTCATTGGAGTTCCTGCGCCATACCCTGCCACAACGCCAAGTGCTGCTAATGCGGGATCCATTCCTGCACCAATATATGTACTTGGCTTGGATAGGTCTGGGAACTGCAAAGCGTTCAACTTGGTCTGGAAGTCTTTAATCCATTGGTCAAGATAACCAAAAGGGTTCTTAGCGTCTGGTGTCTGTAAGAAGTACTTGTATAGATTGCCAGTAGCGTCCTGCGCCATAAGAATCTGTTTGGTTAACTTGTCAGCTTCATCAAGGTTGCCATTAAGCAAGGCTAGTTGAAGTTCAGCGCGCTTGCGGTCATCGTCAGACAATTGACCTTTAAGGGCTGCTATTAACTGAATCTGCTGCATGTCAAAGACGCCAGAATCTTTCTTCAAAGCGTTTTGCTTCTTAAGTTCTGCTGTGTTCTTGGTAGTAGTCTTGGCTAGTTCCTTAGCGCGCGCAGCTGCATCTCTAGCGGCTTTAGCCTTAATTGCTTCGTCTTTCTTGTAACCCATTACGCCATTGTTTGCTGGATCATAACCAGTAGAGCCTGCCATGGCTTTCTTGAATTCTGCCGCTGCTCGCTCGGCGTCAATCTTGGCGAAGCCCTTTGTCACATAATTGCTGAAAGGATTGAGGCTTTCTAGGATTGCTCTATCAGATGTGTAAAACGATAACTTCTTAAAGGCGTATGTAAAATCCATAATGAAATTAGCAATGGCTTTAGACCAGCCGCTAATTTTGTTGGCTAAGTCTGTTGCATCTATAGCACCAGTAAAAGCCATGAGGGAGTCGATGAGAGCGCCACCGATAACTTCTTGAGCTTCATTAGCGGAGTTAGAAAGAAGCTGTATCTTGCCTGCATAAGTCTCTAGATAGGCAGCGTTAGAGCCTTTGTAAGTGTCAGCCAGTTTGTTCTGAATATCTAGGAACTTGGCAGATTTAAGTTCTGCCGCTGTAAGACCAAGGTTGTACTTCTTAAGTCCCTTAGTAATGCCGATGTAACCGTTAGCCAAGTCCTGTGCCACGGTGTTTAACTCAACCCCGCTGCCCGCTGAGATATCTATTGCTTGGCTGAGAAGCTCTTGGCTCTTTGTAACGTCGCCAGTAGTTGTAAGTAATGCTTGAAAGGCTGGGCGTAACTTGCTATCAGATACTCCAGAAGCCAAAGTCAACTTGTCGATGTAACTGGCAATGGCTGGATTCTCAAAAGCCAGTCCTAAGTTCTTTACTACGTTAGCAAGTTTCGCTGCTTGCTTCTGATCTTCGACGAAAGCCTTGACCGAATCTTTGCCAAACTTAAGAACGGCAGCACCAAGTACTGCGGGTCCGATATATCTAGCAAGGTTCTTAAC